TATGATGGTGTTTTTGTCTATTCGCACCACGCAACAGATCCTTGTAGTGGGAAACTGTGTAACGCTTTCGATATGGTAAGGCTTCATAAATTCTCTGATATGGACGCAGATTCAAAGGAAGGAACACCTACGAGCAAACTGCCTTCATTTACTGAAATGTCAAGACTTGCAAGAGAAATAAAAGAAGTGTCAGCAATATTGAATAAAGAAAGATACGAAAAGGCAGCACGGGATTTTACGACAATTGATGACAAGGATACAGATGTTGAGTGGATGAACCTGCTGGCAGAAAATGAGAATGGAAAGTATTTAAAGACTATAAAAAATATAGAAATTGTACTGGAAAACGATATAAATTTAAAAGGAAGATTTGCAATAGATGAGTTTGCGAACAGGGCAATGGTTATGGGAACTACGCCATGGGACAATAGAAATGAAATAAGGCAGTACGAGGAAGTGGATGACAGCGGTTTAAGGAACTATCTTGAAAACAGGTACGGCCTTACTGGAGAAAACAAGGTCAATGATGCACTTCTGCTTGTTTCCCATAAAAGAAGATATAACAGCGTAAGGGATTACCTGGAGAGTGTTAAGTGGGATGGAAAGCCTAGAGTAGAAATGCTTCTGAGAGACTATCTCGGTGCGGAGGACAGCATTTATACAAGGAAAGTAATGAAAGTATCTTTGGCGGCTGCAGTTGCGAGAGCCGTTGAAGGCGGAGTCAAGTATGATTACATGCCAATATTTACTGGAAAGCAGGGAATTGGTAAAAGCACGTTTTTGGCAAAACTTGGAAGAAATTGGTATTCTGACAGCCTTCAGACTTTTGAGGGCAAGGAAGCAGCCGAAATGATCCAGGGAACATGGATTAATGAACTTGGGGAACTTACGGGATTTAACCGAAGTGAAACAAATTTGATAAAGCAGTTTTTAAGCAAGCAAGACGATATTTATCGTAAGGCTTATGGGAGAGTTACAGAGAAATACCCTAGACATTGCGTGTTCTTTGGAACTTCAAATGATTCGGAGTTTCTAAGGGACAGGACGGGGAACAGGAGGTTCTGGCCAGTTGAAGTTGGGATTGTGAAGCCTAAGAAGAGCATTTGGGAAAACCTTGACAATGAAGTTGATCAGATATGGGCGGAAGCCTATATGAATTATATTATCGGAACAGATTTATTTTTAACTGGAGAAGCATTAAAGATAGCGGAACAGAAGCAGGAAGAGCATAAGGTAGTAAATGTTAAAGAGGGAATTATTCTTGAATTTTTGGAAAAGGAAGTGCCGGAAGACTGGCGTCTATGGGATGAAGAGAGAAGAACACTTTTTCATTCGGGAGCGGATAAATCAGGAATAAAAATGGTTCCTCGTGATACAGTATGTGCTGTTGAGATATTAGTTGAATGCTTTGGAATGAAGAAGGGATATATAAAAAATTCGGACAGTATGGAGATTAACGGGATAATGGAAAATATGAAAGGGTGGGAACGGATAAAGCACCCTTTAAAATATGGAAGTTATGGGAAGCAAAGAGGGTTTAAAAAGATAAAAATATAGAACGGGCAACAAAGTCTACAATCTTTTTAGAACTTTTTAAAATTAAAGGATTTAAAGAATGAAAACGGCAACAAAGTGGGCAACAAAATGGGAAACAAACTTAAAAATGGCAACAAACTTTTGTTGCCGCAAAAATAATTAAAAAAATGAACTTTGTTGCTTGTTGCCGAGATTGTTGCCAAGATTGTTGCCACATAAACCCTTTATTAATCGTACTTACAATATGATTGGCAACAAAAACTACAATCTTTCCTATATAGAGTATAAAATAAAGGAATTAAAGAGATTAAAGGGTGTAAATACGCGTATATGGAGTATATAAATCCTTTATTTAATAGTCTCTATACGCGCGCGCGAAAAGTTTGTAGCCTTATAAAAATTTGGAGGTAGAGATGTCAGAAAAAGAAATTGAAAATTATCTAGTTAAGAAAATAAAAAATAAAAAGGGGGTCGCATATAAATTTACGAGTCCTGGAAACTCAGGAGTGCCAGACAGGCTTTGTCTACTCCCGAATGGAAAAATATTCTTTGTTGAATTGAAATCCCCAGGAAAAAAGCCGAGAGCCTTGCAAGTAAATCAGATTACAAAAATAACGAAATTAGGGCAAAAAGTTTATGTGGTGGATTCCAAAGAAATGATAGATAGTATATTGGAAGACGAACTGTTTAATTGGAAGGAGGAGTAAATGGAGTTCAAGGCACACAATTATCAGAAATACTGCATTGAGAAAGTTATTGAGACACCAAATACAGGATTGTTACTTGATATGGGATTGGGGAAGACGATTATAACGCTTACGGCAATTGATGAACTTAAATTTAACCGGTTTGAGGTTGACAGGGTTTTGATAATAGCGCCAAAGAAGGTTGCCGAAAGTACGTGGCTTAATGAGGCGGAAAAATGGAATCATCTGAAATACTTAAAATTTTCAAAAGTGCTTGGTTCAGAGAAGAAAAGAATAACGGCATTGAATACGCCTGCAGACATCTATGTGATAAACCGTGAAAATGTCCAGTGGCTAGTTGAGTATTATAAAAACGACTGGCCGTTTGATATGGTTGTAATTGATGAATTTTCAAGTTTTAAAAACCATGCAAGCAAAAGATTTAAAGCATTGAAACTTGTACTTGGAAAAATAGACAGGGTTGTAGGGCTTACAGGTACGCCGGCACCAAACGGGTTAAAAGATATTTGGGCACAAATATACCTGCTGGACAGGGGAGAAAGGCTTGGAAAGAACATAACGGCTTTTCGTGAGAGATATTTTAATTATTCAAAATACGGAGGGAACCCTTTTGGGGAATATGAGCTGAAGGAGGGATCAGACAAGTCAATCATGAACAAGATAAGCGATATATGTATTTCAATGAAGGCGGAAGACTATCTGGAACTTCCAGACATAACCTGCAATACAATTCCGGTTGAACTTGACAGCAAGTCAAGAAAGCAGTATGAAGAACTTGAGAAGAAGATGATTTTAGAGCTGAACGAGTCTGAAGAAATATCAGTTGCCAGTGCAGCGGCATTAACCGGAAAGCTGTTACAGCTTTCAAATGGGGCCATTTATGATGAAGAGCGTAAGGTACATAAAATTCACAACTGCAAGATTGAACGTTTTGTGGAACTCATTGAAGAGCTTAACGGAAAACCTGCCTTAGTGTTCTACAGCTTCCAGCATGACCTGGAAAGAATAAAAAAGGCATTGGAAAAATCAAAGTTAAGAGTAAGGCAGCTTAAAACTCCGGAGGATGAAAAAGACTGGAACAATGGAAAAATTGACATACTTCTGGCACATCCGGCAAGTGCTGCATACGGGTTAAACCTTCAGGATGGCGGAAACCATGTGATATGGTTTGGGCTTAACTGGAGCCTTGAACTTTACCAGCAGGCGAATAAAAGGCTTCACAGGCAGGGGCAGAAGGAAAAGGTTATAATCCACCACCTTGTAACACAGGACACAAGGGACGAGGATGTAATGAAAGCATTACAAAGTAAAGGTGATGTTCAAGATGAATTATTGTCTAGTCTAAAAGCTAGAATTGAAAAATACAAAAGAGAAGAGGAGAAATAGATGGAACAATGGGAAATGATGGCTAAAATGGTCAAGGAATTTTATTTGGCTTTCAATCAGGAAGAATTTTTAAATAAGGATATGACGGAAGAAAGAGAGCATTTAAGAGATTTACTGCTTATGGAAGAGAAAACGGAGTATATGAAAGCAGAGATAGAAAATGATACGGTAGGGAAACTAGATGCAGTTGTGGATATGGCTTATGTGTATATAGGAACATTATTGGAGCAATGTAAAGGAAATGTCGACCTTGTTGTGAGAATACTATATTTTGATTCAAGTGATTCAGAATTGATAGAAATATGCGACAAAATTGAGAAGAATAATTTCAATGGAATATTTCTTTCGGCATTTAAAGAAGTTCATCGTTCTAATATGACGAAATTAGATAAGAATGGGCAACCGGTTTATTATATGAAAGGCCCTAAAAAAGGGAAAATAGGAAAAAGTGAACTGTTTGAAGAACCGAAGTTAAAAGAAATTATTGAAGGGGGAGTCGAATAAGTTATGAGAGAGATATTGACTAATAAGGATGTTTTGGGGACAATAACATTAAGGAGAAGCAGAAGTATATGAATGAAAAAGATATAGAGAAAATAGCAGATAAAATTCTAGAGAAAATTAAGAATGATAAGGATATGAGAAAAGATAAGCAATTGACACCTTTTCAAAAAACAGAGAAATTATTATCGGAACTGGAACTGTTGAAAGGTGCTATTGATTCCAAAAATATGCTTATAGAGGATTTGAAGAAAGAGGGAATATCAATTCAGAAAAGAGAAACTGGAGTTAATGTGCAGTCTAGCAAAGTATATCTATCAGAATTAGAAAAAGTAGAAAATAGGATTGAAAAATTACAGGAAGAAATTGCAAGAATAGAAAATGTAATTAGTATGGTTGAAAGAGCCTTGGATACGATTAGGAACGATAAATATTATAATATAATCGAGATGAAATATTTTGAAGATTTGACCTTTGAAGATATAGCCGAGAAATTAAACATTAGTGTAAGAACAGCAAAAAGACATAAAAACTTTATGATTAGGCAACTGCAGTTAATTATTTTTTCAGATGATGTGTTAAAAAGTATACTAAATTAAAAATTGGCACTTTTTTGGCATTGTATATAATTTTTAATATGTTATAATATGTTAGGATGTAAGAGTATGAGTTAAGTACTTGTCATTAAACCTTAAATTTTTGTAAGTGTAAGACAGTTTAAAAGCTGTCTTTTTTTTATAAATACTTTTAGTATATCATCTTGTGATTCGGCAGCCGCTTAGAATTACAAGGTATTTTTATTTTTGAGGAGGTGGAGAACTTGACATGAAATTGACAGAGAAGCAAAAAAGATTTGCTGATTATTACATTGAAACTGGGAATGCGACAGAATCTGCCAGAAGGGCAGGGTATAAAGGAAAAAATTTAAATAACGTAGCAAGTGAAAACTTGGCAAAAGTTGGTGTAAAAAGCTACATTGATGAAAAATTAAAGATTATGCAAGATGAAAGGACAGCCTCTGCCAAAGAAGTGCTTGAGTTTCTGACCAAATCAATGAGAGGTGAACTTGATGAGGAAATCGTAGTTGTTGAAGGGACTGGCGATGGAACTAGTGAGGCAAGAAAAATAAAAAAACAAATTGGATTGCGTGAAAGAATTAAATCGGCAGAACTACTTGGTAAACGATATAGATTGTTTACAGATAAAGTTGAAGTTGAAGGAGTTGTGCCTGTTATGATTGTAGGTGAGAGCGAACTTGAAGAGTAAAAAGATAAGACTTCCTGATTTAGTCGGAAAAGGGTATAAGGATTTTTGGAACTTTAAAGGAAGATACAGAGTCTGTAAAGGGAGTCGTGGGAGTAAAAAAAGCAAGACAACGGCATCATGAGTTATTCCATCAATGATGAAATATCCTGGGGCAAACTTGCTTGTGGTAAGAAAAGTTTATCGGACGTTAAAGGACAGCTGCTTTACAGACTTGAAATGGGCTATAAATATATTAGGGGTACAGGATTACTGGTCAGTTAAGGAAAGTCCATTGGAGATAATTTATATTCCTACAGGGCAGAAAATACTATTTAGAGGACTGGACGATCCGCTTAAAGTTACTTCAATAACAGTTGAAACTGGAAATCTATGTTGGGCGTGGATTGAGGAAGCCTATGAGATAAATAAGGAGCAGGATTTTAATATGCTTGACGAAAGTATAAGAGGTACTGTTGAAGAGCCGTTATATAAGCAGATTACACTCACGTTTAACCCTTGGAACGAACGGCACTGGCTCAAAAAAAGATTTTTTGATGTTGAAGACGAAAATATAATGGCAAAGACAACCAACTACATGTGCAATGAATGGCTTGACGACAGTGATAAGAAACTGTTTGAGGATATGAAGAAAAACAACCCTAGACGT